AAGTGCGTTATTACCTTGTAAAGATAAAGCAGTTAATACAAAATCTTCATACTTACCAACATATTGTTCGATAATCTGATTTGTATCCCTTCTCTCCGTTCCATTCAAAGAAGTCCTATCATCACCATCTTGTCTCCAAAATTGTACATCAACTTTAACATTTTTACCTTTGTTAATTGTTTTTGCAGTTCTTTCAATATGATAATCTAACCCATCGATTTGAAAGTGTAAGTGACAAACGAAATCCGATTTACGATTGTTTAGAATATTTGCTGCTTTGTAAGCTCTACTACTCTTATCGTATAAACAAAATGAAATAGCATCAAATAGAGATGATTTACCAGCTGCATTTGGTGCGAATAATCCCATTAATCCACCTAACTTTGTGAAATCAATTTTGTTATTTTCTCCATAACTAAACATATTTGAAAACTCAAATCTAATTGGTTTCCATTGAATATTTCTCTGAACATCTTCGTTTACAATTCTACTATTAATATCTCTATTAATTCCTTCTAATTTTTCTAAATCTTCTTTGGCTACAAACGGCATCATTCTCTCAATGTATTCATTAATAAGTGAATTCTGATAATTGATATCCGAAATATCTTCAAAATCTAATTTGTTTAATCTATTACCTGTTTTTGATTTAGAAAGAGAATCGGTTCTGATAACTGTGAAATCCTCAACACCATATCTCATTTTAATTTCAGCCATTACTCTTTTAGTATCAGCAGAATCAGTATTAGATAAACGAACTCTTAAACGAGGTTTGTTTGGCATATCTGATACGATAGGAACTTTACCATTATCAATATCCATAGTATAATACCCATACTCGTTATGAATATCAACCGCTTCGTAACTCATTGTATCCAAATCCCAAACAAGGAATCCATGCTTATCCAAAGTTTCACCAAAGTTTTGTTGAACTAATGAACCGGCATAAACTACCTTACATCCTTTTGGAGAAATCATCTCTTGTCGTTTGTGGATATCACCTAATAAAGCTAAATCGTATCCATCAAACATATCCGTTGTAAAATGACGAGAAGATACTACATATCCAATATCCGTTTGAGAATTATCAACTGGTCCGTGAAATAAGGCAATCTTTTTATTGCCAGATAAAGTTTCTGCTTTAGGCCAATTATCTTTGTTATCAAAAATACTGAATACTGCGAAATCAACATCACCGATTCCATAAACTTGTGTATCTCTCAGATATGTAAAGTTTGGAAGATTTAGGGCTTCCACAATTGGAGTAAGTACATCCAATCTATCGGAGTTATTCATATTACAATCGTGATTACCCGTAATAAGGATAGTTTCACAATGCTTAGAACATTCCGTAAACAACCAGCTAATCTCCCTAATTAATTCAGGGGATAATTCCAATTTAGCATGAGCTATATCACCCGCTAAATAAATGAGTGAATCATCCGTACCTCTTTTACGAATTTCCTCAAACATTTTTTCAAACACTTGTCTATACTCATTGTGTCGTTTCACATTACGAATGTGTACATCCGCAATATGATAAATCTTTTTTAATCTACTCATAAACTCATAATCTTATTTAATAATAACTCATCCGATGAAAACTCTTTAGTTTTCTTTAGTTCTTCGTAAAACTTTTCGTATCCAATTTCTGATGCATCTTTATCCTTCATATACATCATTTTAACATTGATACCTTGCTTACGAAAATATTCTGCTGCTTTAAGTGCTTCATTAATTGCATCATTATCTAATGAAATAACAATATCACTAACTCCACTCATAAAGATTTTTTCTACTAATTGTCTTGAAGGGAATTTGCCCAATAATGGAATTGCGTTTCTTCTAATTGTAATTGCATCAAATACACCCTCACATAATATAATTGGTTCATTCCAATTGATTTGTGATTCTAAACAAATTACATTTTTGCTTATTGGTGGGTTTTTGTATTTCATTTTCTCTTCTGGATAGTATGAACGAGAAACAAAATAGTTTAATTGTCCATCTGATAAATAAGATGGTATGATAACTCTTTTTGCATACAAACCTTCAGTACAATACCCAATATTATACTTAATAATTTCTTTTATACCAATTCCTCTTTGAGAAAGATAGAACATAGCATGTTTATATTCGGGATTAAACCCTTTAGGAACTTCACTAAGCGATTTAAATTCTTTTGGTAACTGAATGTATACTTTAGTACCTTCATCCTCATTTTGGGGGTTATAATTAGAATCTCCATATATTTCTCTAATGATTGATATTGTTTTTCTATCAACATCCAATCTTTTTAATAAAGAAGTTAATTTCTTACCACCACTATTACAAGTCCAACAATGCCACTTTTGAGTTTCGGTATTTACTTGGAGTTTTTGTTTATGGTGATTACAAAATGGACAATGGAATGCAAGTTCATTACCCTTTAAATTGGAGTAACTACCCAACGCATTAGAAAGCGTTGTAATAACTTTGGATTTGTCAGTACTATTCAACACAATACAAATATATGAACAATATTTGATATTTCCAAATAATTTGGGAACTATTTTACTCCTCGAACCAAGAATCTGGTATTATTTTGTCAGAATATTTGATTCCGTTCTTATCGCACCAATCCCCATAAGTGGTTTTTGATGTTTTGGTGATTTTATTCTTTGAATTGGAGAATACGAAACGAATATCAAGTGTAGGGTTTTGCGCCTTAACTAATAGGTGTTTTTTCCTATCAGCAGCAACAAATCTACCTTTTGTTTCTACGAAGATACCATTTGGTAACTTAAAATCAGGATTGTAAGTATGTTGAGAAGCAGGTATAGTGTAAGCCACCTTTTCGGTTTCATATTCTACTTTTATTCCTTTACTTTCAATTTGTACAGAGATATTCTCCTCAAGACCTGATTTAAACCCATACTTTCTAGCAACCCAAGTGCTAGATTTCTTTGTAACTTTTTTAGCCATTAAATGTTTTTTATTTAGCTTTCATTGTATCGGAATACTTTGGAGCCGATGCTACTTCACCACCTCTGCCTGTTTTAAATTTTGCAGCAGTAAGTACTTGGTCATCTATTTTTTTCAAATCATTTGTAGTGTATGGTGTTTTAGCAGCCACTCCAGCATCAAATCCTAATTTATCAACTCCTAAAGATGATTGAGATGATTTGTATAATTCTAAAATCTTTGACATATTTTTATTTGTTTATTAATAAATATTGATTATGTATCAAAACGAACAATAAAGTTCACAGGAAAATCAGGTTCTGATTTAATTGGTTGTGGAAGTTTGGCAACAGCCACTAAATCACAATTATCATCATACAATCCGATTGTTGTAATAAATGGAGATAAGAATGAACCGGTACTATCTATTGAACCACTTAAATCCCAATGCTCAAATCCACCTGATATAGAATTATTAACAGAAGAACCGAATCTACGGTCTATTACCGAACCATTATCTAATGTGGTTTTTTTCCTAATATACCTAGCAGGTTGTTCTTCGTTGATTGTTCGAATAATTCCATCGGAATCTGTAAAAGTAGAAGTAATACCCCCCACTTTAACAACTGCTGAAGGATTTTGTGAAACATTGAATTCATCTTCATTTACAATTAGTAAATACTCATTTTCATAAATAGTTTCAGTAGATTTAAAATCAATCTGCCAATTGCCTGTTAAAGTAGTATTCAAAGATGCGGTATGAGTATATACAACTAATCCATGGTCATAAAATACATCACCTACTATTAAAGACCCACTCATTAATGAACCAGAGCCATTTTCAATAAAAGTTTGAGATGTGACACTATCGGTTAAAGATAAACTACCTTGCTTAATTTGTTCACCAAATATGGATTGAGGAATTGCTAATATTTTAGCTTTACCATTAAAAATTCTTTCTCTACTAACCAATGATGGTTGATTTGATTTCGTTCCAACTCTATAAAATGGATTATCTACATTTGCGTAGAATAAAGAGTTCAATTGACCATATAATGAATGTTTATTATATGTAACTCCATTTCCAAGAGTTATATCATTAGCTGTATCATAAAATGATGTATTTTCAGCTTCCATTAAAGTAATATCAGAACCACTTAAAAAGCTCCACTCTTTGTAGGCTTTGAAAGGTCTAATACTCATATCTGATTTAGGTATTCTTTTTAACATATCGTATATAAATATTCAGAAACTAAAAACCCACCAAAAAGGTGGGTCAGTAGTTTATTAGTTATTTCCGATTAGAAATCCAACTTTACTTTTATTGCTACTTCTTTATCAAATGATTTCTCAATTGGTTTAGAAGTTTTTGCTACTGCTAATAATTCGTTTGCATCATCATATAAACCTACTGAAGTGATATACACTTTAGGGTCTCTTTCAAATGTTGATTGAACGAATTGTCCAACTGAACCCGTTACAAATGTTGGGTTGTTTGAGAAGTTAAATTCTCTATTGTTTGCTCTTACAAAATAATGCGATGTAGAAACATTTTCAGTTCTACGAGCTTGAAAATCAGCACTTGCACTAATTGCTTGATATAATTTCATATTATTAGTAGCGTTATGGTATGTATCCGCCGCTGATGCTGATGAAAATGTTACTCCTAACCCAGCTGCTACTGCTGAAGGATTAAGTAACATAATACCTGCATCAGGATAGAATAATCCCCATCCTTGTCCATTAGAAGCAGTTACAGAACTAATAGTTCCTTCATTTGCAGTTCCAATGTTTAATGCTCCACTTACCATATTAAATACCCTACC